ACCCGTTGGCAACACTCGCAGGACGCGATGATGGAGCACTGGCGGAATTGCTCCGGACGACTCCCGCCGACGATGCAATCTTGTCGGCATTGTGGTCAGGACTCGCCGAGGATGTCGAGGTGGCGGACGACGAGGGTGACGAAGAAGGGAAGCACCCCGCACAATGGTTTGTGGTCGTGACCTGCACAGGCGAGACGCACCAGCGAAAAGTCCTGGAACAATGCAAGAAGCACAAGTGGACAACCAAACCGGTATGTGGGTGACATCATGCGCGTGAAAGTGGAATCGAAAATCGAATCGACGTCTCGCGTCGAGCAGGTACGCGGGATGTTTGATATCCCCACGTCAGCGTTCGCGGACGTTACATGGGACATTGAAGAACCGCCCGCCGACGGATGGTCGATCGGTCTGATAACCGGACCTTCCGGAAGCGGGAAATCGACGATCGCGGACGCACTGTTCGGCGACTCGGCATTGTGGACCAGCTCCTTACCGAATTGGTCGAAGACGAAAGCCGTCGTGGACGGATTCCCCGAAACCCTGCCTCTTCGCGACGTGACAGAGATTCTATCATCGGTCGGCTTCTCATCGCCGCCAGCTTGGTTGCAGTCCTTCGCGACACTTTCGACCGGCCAGCAATTCCGGTGCGAGATGGCCCGCTTGCTCGCTCATGCAACGCCCACACAGGTAGCAGTGATGGACGAATTCACGTCCGTCGTCGATCGGACCGTTGCCCAGGTCGGTTCGGCCGCGATCGCCAAAGCCGTTCGACGTCGAGGACTCAAATTCGTTGCCGTGACTTGTCATGAGGATGTGATCGACTGGTTACAACCGGATTGGATCCTGACCCCCGAGAACGGCAAAATCGCCCGGAGGACGGTTCAACAAAGGCCACATCTGGACTTCACAGTCTTTCGCACGCCTTCATCATCGTGGAGCACATTCGCACGACATCATTATTTAAGTCACACGATCAGCCCCGCATCCACTTGCTTCGTGATGGTGGAGAAGACGACACAGCGTCCCGTTGCGTTCTCAGCATGGTTGAATCATTTGAGTGCCAAAGGGGGGAAGCGTGAACACCGCACGGTCGTTCTTCCCGACTGGCAGGGCATCGGGATCGGAATGGCGATTTCGGGCTTCATCGCCTCAATGTGGTCTGCACTCGGCTTCCGTGCGACCAGTACGACGACCCATCCTGCGTTCATCAGTGCACGTCGTCGCTCGAAACTGTGGAAGATGCACCGTGCCCCCGGATTCGGCGGAAACAACGACCGAAAATTAGGACTCGGCCACGCCGAAACGCGGTTGACTGCGGGCTTCACTTACATCGGCAGTCCGATGGACCCGATCGCCGCTTCTAACTTGCTGGGACAACGGTGAAGTACGATCTCGAAAATCCTGTCGGCGTGGACGCGAGCGGGAATCCGCTCACGGTCCGCCGCCAGATTCTTTCATATGTTCGCGCTGGTGCCTATCCACACATCGCCGCCGAGGCAGCGGGCATTCCCGCCGAGTTATTCGGACGCTGGCTGTTGAAGAAGGGCAAGAAGTGGACCGAGTTCGCGGACGAACTGCGACAGGCGGCAGCTCAGGCGAGGATCCGCGCGGAAATCGAAGTGATACAGGCAAACCCCCGTGCATGGCTTCGAGAGGGACCGGGACGCGAGATGCCGGACTCCCCCGGATGGAGCGGCATCGTCCGCCCGATCATCCAGTCTGTGACGAATGTGAATGTATTGGCGTCCCCCGAATGGAACCAGCTTTGGAGCGTCATCCTTTCTGTGCTGGGACAATACCCCGAGGCAAGAGCCGCACTCGCCGAAGCACTCGGCGAATTCGACCTCAAAGGACAGAAGCCTATCAAGGTGATTCCGCCGCCGCCAACGGCCCAATGAAGTCATCGGTCGAGCATTGCAAGGCGGCAGCGAGCCGCACCACAGTGTGCCAATCGGGATTCCGGATGACACCCTGTTCGAGGCGGCAGATGGTTGCAACACTCACGCCGGACAATTCCGCCAGACCAGATTGCGTTACACCCACCCTCAGCCGTCTCAACTGCATGAAGTCACCCGCCGACACGACCTGTTTCTTTTTCATGACGTTCTCCCTTTACAATCTGATCACCCATGAGTACCATAGCAGCACATCGACAATTCGTCGATGCCAAAAGGAGCACACGATGAAAACGACCGGATCGACAGAATTAGACCACCTCAAAGCGAGCGTGATCGATCATGCACGCATGCTGGAGAAGGCCAAAGCGGAAGAAGAGTATCGCGAGCGAATCAAACGCCGCACCGCGTTGAAAACTCGAATGGGACTGTTGCTCCCTCAGGATTTGGAGTTGTTCGTCGATGAAGGCTGTCTGGATGAAGTGACCCATCAATCCCACTTCATCTACCTGACATTCCACGTCCCCGAACACGCGCCCATCCGCATCAGTCTGGCATACGATCAGGGACAATGGCACATCAACAAAGGGTACCAAATCGGATATCCCGGAGAGCACCAAGTACAGGCTACCAGCATCGGCGAAGCCCTTGTGACCGCAGAAACGATGTTCACCACCACCACGGGGAAATGACATGGCACGCAAGAAGAATGAAGACCCGAATGGACCAGTGGTCCATCTCCCGATTCCGCCGCCGCCGCCGATCGTGCCGCCGCCGCCGTCGATCGGTGAACGACTCGCGGCCCCGTTCGAGCCGGAGGAGGTGGAGTGGAAGCCGCAAGTGGTCAAAGGCGATCGTGCACTCGCCGTTGCCTACATTGACGCCCGAACTGTGATGGATCGGCTGGACGAAGTGATCGGCATCGGCAACTGGCGAACCGAATACCGTGTGGTCGAGGATTCAATCATCTGCAAACTGTCGCTCCGCATCGCCGGTGCCGGATGGACAGATCAGGAGGACATCGGATCGCCGAGCGAGCAACCCGACGCCGGCGATCGCCGCAAGGCAGCATTCTCCGACGCATTGAAACGAGCGGGCGTTCACTACGGCATCGGACGCTACCTGTACAAACTCGAACCTATCTGGTGGAACTATGACACCAGCAAACGCAAATTCGTGACCCAACCACGACTGCCCGATTGGGCCTTGCCGATCGGTCGAGGCAGTCTCGCACCAATCATCGCGGCCCTCACGCCGCCACCAATCGTCCCGCCGAAAGACGATGTTCCGCCGTCAGATGATGAATGGATCCCAACGGTCGAGGAATTGATCGAAGAACTCGACAAAGTAGGCCGCTCATGGGAAGACGTCGTCAAGTGGCTGAAAGTGAAGTTCCCGGCGAAATCGTTCCCCGTGTCATTCGGACCGTCATACTTGTCACTGGAGGAACGACAGGCACTGATGATCGCGTGCGAGAAAGCACTTGCCGACCTTGAACGACGGAAGTAAAGCATAATCGGGGTTCGGACAAGTCGCCACTTCCCCCTGCGATTCACAATCGCCAGAAAGAAAGCGACCCGACAGCGGGCGGGCACGGAAGACGGCCCGCTTCGGTCCATCGCGGGGAAAGGTGTTCTGGGCAAGTCATGCCCAGTTAACCGGGCAACGGTGGGAGTGGTCGATCTCCCCTTCGAGATTACGCCCCGGTCCAAATTATCTCTCGGGTGCGAGATGCACCTCAAAAACACCGCATAAACCGCAACGGCCGTTAACCAGTTCCACGATTTCCTTCTCTCCCTCGCCCATGTGAGAGAGAGAGAGGGAAATCTCTCAACATCCACACCGAGACCCCCATGAAGAAGCCAGTGAAGCCGAACACAACGATGATGCGAAGGTCTGCGAACATCTACCGCCACCAGCTCGAACGCGCGAGTGGTGTCCTGCCCTACACGCTCGCCAAACTGCGTGAGATCATCTTGTCTGCTCTGTCGGACAAAGTCTGCCAGTATTGCCAGCGTCCACTCACGGCTTACAATTTTTCCGCCGACCATGCGAAGCCGTTGGCCCGTCTTGGTTCGTGGAACATCCTGAATCTGCGAATCTGCTGCATGGATTGCAACACCGTCAAAGGACCGATGACCGACGAGGAATTCCACAAACTCGTCGCTCTGATCGACACCTTCCCGCCTGCAATCGCAAGGCATTTGTTCATTCGGATCAAAGCCGGATCGAAGATTGCGAAGTTTGCAGTGTCGGACAAATCCGCTACAAATGGGTGATGGCCCTCAACGCCCGTAATGCCCTGCGTCTGGCACTTGATCCCTCGGGCATCCTCGTTGCTCAGGGGATCACGCCGGACGCATGGCAGCGTGCATTCCTCATGGACGAATCCCCTCAATCACTTCTCTGTTGCTCACGCGGTGCCGGGAAATCCCGTACCACAAGTGCGAAGGCTCTCCACCGCGCACTCTTCAAACCTGCCTCGCTGGTCTTGCTTTTGAGCCGGTCCCAAAGGCAGTCAGGCGAGTTATTCAGGTATGTGAAGGAGGGATACCGTGCGATTGGACGTCCAATCGCCCTCGCGAAAGAGACCGAGACACAACTTGAATTCGCGAATTCGTCACGAATCGTCTGCCTACCCGGAAAGGAAGAAACGATTCGGTCGTATCAAGGTGTGTCACTTCTGATTATCGACGAAGCCGCGCGGGTTCCCGACGACCTCTATTCCTCCGTGCGGCCGATGCTCGGCATCTCGCAAGGGCAACTCGTTGCACTCACGACACCTTGGGGACAGCGTGGATGGTTCTGGAAGGAATGGTCATCCGACGCCGAATGGAACCGTCAACGCATCCAGTGGCAGCAGTGCCCACGCCTTACTCCCGAGTGGATCGAGCAGGAACGCAGGTCGCAGGGCGAGTCATGGATTCGGCAGGAATACGAATGCTCCTTTGAATCACTCTCCGGCCTCGTCTATCCCGATTTCAGGGACAAATGTGGTTGTGATATGTGGATCGAACCCGCACACGGTCAGCGGATCGGCGGCATGGATTTTGGATTCAGGAATCCGTTCGCCGCGATATGGGGAACGCTCGATCGGGAAGGCGTTCTGTGGATTTCAGGTGAATACTACAAACGGCAAGCCGGACTGCATGAGCACGCTGCAACACTCCCCAAAGATGTCGAGATGTGGTACGCCGATCCGAGTCATCCAACCGAAATCAACGCCTTGCGTCGCGCTGGATTCACAATCCGACTCGGAACCAGTGCTGTGCAGGCCGGCATCGCCGCCGTGAAGTCGAGGATCGAAACTGGCCGCTTGAAAGTGAACAAACAGCGTTGTCCGAACCTGATCGCCGAAGCGAGCATGTACCACTACGACCCCGATCGGCCCGGCGAGAACCCGGTCGATGCGGACAATCACGCATTGGCTGCACTTCGCTACATTGTCAGCCGCATTGACGCTGGCTTCGTCGCCGCCTACATGCACGGTCAGAAGAACTCAAACCCATACCCGGCAGTCATCACCGAACCCCTTCCGGAGCCCAGCGAATCGGCAGGATCGCGGTTCCGGAAGATCATGGAGAGTGAACACCTATGGCAATAGAAAACCCATTCGGTGCGAACTCTGTCGGACGCAATCCGTCCGCCGCCGAATTGCTGCATGCGTTAAAGAATACGGCATACACCTGTGCAAGTATCAATGCCGCAATCTGTGCGAACCACCCGCCGAAACTCTATGTGCGGACTCGCTCGCACCAGTCTGCCCCGAAATGCTTTGTCGGCGATCGCCGGAAGACGATGGAGTCACAGCAAAGCGAGCAGGTACACGAGGTTATCGACCACCCGGTCATGAACCTGCTGGGGACCGTGAACCCGGAAATGAATGGCTACGACTTGCTCGAACTGACAACGATGTATCAGGAATGTATCGGGTCTGCTTTCTGGAAGATCGAAACCGATGCAATGGGCGTTCCGTCAATGATTTGGCCCCTCGCGTCCCAATGCACCACGCCCCGCCGTTCTCTGACGTCGAGCGATGCCGTCGATTACTACGAATTCCGAGGCTCTGCCGGAATGCAGCTCATTCCCCCATCGGAAGTCATTCATTTCCGCTATACGAACCCTCGCGACCCGTTCGGTTTCGGCCTGTCGCCGATGCGAGCCGCCTTCGACCAGCTTTGTCTCGACTCCGATTTCGTCGCGTTCAAGAACAGCATCTGGACCAACAAGGGATTGCCCGGCGTCGTCATCAGCCCGAAGGAAGTGATCTCGCAAGCGGAGCGGGAACGGATCGAGGAAGAATGGCAACAGCGTTTCAGCAAAGGCGGTCAGGGCAAAGCATACGTCTCTGAATCAGCACTGGATGTGAACCTGATCGATCTGTCGTTGGGCGACCTGGCGACACTCGCCGAGCAAGCGTTCAGCAAGGAACAGATCGCGAATGCGTTTGGCGTTCCCCTCGCGATGCTGACAAAGGAAACGAACCTCGCGAACCTGCAAGCCTCACTCGCACAACATGCCATTCTCACGATTCGGCCCCGATTGAAGCGACGAGATGAGAAACTGAACGAGAGGCTGATCCCGTTCTACGACGACTCGCACCGCCTGTTTTTCGCGAGCGACGATCCGGCAGACATGGCAAGCGACTCGCGACTCGCGGAGGAGAAGTCAGACCTTGAGACCGGCGTTCGCACCATCAACGAAGTGCGAGCCTCACGCGGTCTTGACCCTGTTGCATGGGGACACACGCCGTGGCTCCCATTGACCAAAGCCCCGACGAACCTGATCGGTCGCGAACAATACGCTCCCCAGACAGGCACCAACGCAGACCCCGAAAGGAATAACAATGCGACATGAGTACGGCACGACGTTCGGGCCGATCGGCTTGCCCATGACGGACACTCAGGCTTTCGCTCTCGAATCCCTGATTGCTTCAAACCCCGGTTGTGATCCTGAACCGAAAAGGATGACGACCGCAGACGCTCAGCAATTGCTCGCTGACGGCGACCGCAGTGATATTTCGTGGATCAGCACGGAGGCGATGGATCGACAGAAGGAAGTGGTGCTCGCTTCCGGACTGGATGATTCACATTACAAAATGAACCCCGTCGTCACGCTGAACCACAACTACGATGTCCAGCCGGTCGGCAAGTCGATGTGGCGGAAGAAAGTCACCAACGAATTGCGTCGCGGCATTCTCGCGAAAACCTTCTATCCGCCCCGACCGGCGACGTGGTCGGGCGAATGGCCGAGTGATCAGGCATTCGCTCTTATTCAGTCTGGCTTGATGTGTGCGAAGTCTGTCGGCTTCCTCACCCTCGCCTCGCGTCCTCCGACCGAAGCCGACCTCCGGAGCCGTCCTGAATGGGCGGGGTGCCGACGCATCGTCAGCAAGTGGCTTCTTCTGGAATACTGTTGCACATGGCTCCCCGTCAATCAGGAAGCGATCGTCGCCGCCTGTTCCAAGTCGTTCGCGGACATGCTACACATCAGCGTGGTTCCGGAAGCGGAACCGATCGTGCCGTTCCTCAGCCTCACGGAAGCGAAGCGGATCCAGAACGAGGCTATCCGCAATATCGACGTCGTCGCACTCGTAAACGGCACACTCGACAAGAGACGCGGTTCCGTCTAGACTGAACAAAACATCACCCATCGGAATCTGAGACTATGTGGATCACACTTCAAAAGACGTGGAACGGCAAACCGCCCGGCGAACAAATCAGTGTGTCTGACTCTGATGCGGACCTACTGACGAAAGCCGGTTATGCAACTCGCGTCGAAGGCGACCCGATGCAAGGTGTCATGGCCGACACATTTCAGAAGGGCATGGCAAACCTCACTGCCTCGCTCGCCGCCGCCGTTGACGCCGCCCTGAAAAGTTACAACAACGCCGCCAGCGGGTCGCGAAGGCATGGCGTTCCCATCATCCTCGGCAACACCGACGAAAACCCCGACACCACATTCTGCAAGTGGTTGCAGGCGGTGAAAGTCTCCGACACCAAGACGCTCGAAAAGTTTTGGCCGGACAGTTTGAAAGACCTCGGCACGAACACCGGAACCGCTGGTGGTTATCTGGTGCCGACCAGCTTCGCGAAACGCCTGATGGAAGTGCCGCAGGACAATCAGGTAGTTCGTCCGCGTGCCTACATTCAACCGATGGACACAAAAGTGCTGGAAGTTCCTTCCGCCGATGTGACCACCGCACCGACCGCCGGAAACACCGCCGCGTTCGGCGGAATGAAAATGGCATGGGCGGCTGAGCATGCCGATCGGGCGGAAAACGATCCCGCCTTCAAGCAGGTTCGCCTCGAAGCCCACGATCTCGGCGGATACCTCGAAGCGAGCAATTCTCTCATCGAAGACAGTGCGGAACCATTGGAAGCATTGCTCACCCGCTTGTTTTCCGGTGCGAAGGCGTGGTACGAGGATTACGCCTTCCTGCGAGGCTCCGGAGCGGGACAACCACTCGGAGCATTGACGAGCAATGCGAAAGTCAGTGTGACCCGATCGGCGGCATCTGCCTTCGCGATCGCCGACGCAGCGAATATGTATTCGCGACTGCTGCCCGGTGCGGATCCCCGTTCGTGTTGCTGGGCGGTCCATCCGTTCATGATGGCGAAACTGATCACGATGGTTTCCAGCTCCACTGGTGGCGGACTGGTATGGATGCCCGATGGCGTGCGAATGACGCCCCGCCTGATGTTGCTCGGCTTCCCCGTCCTTCCAACGGAGAAACTTCCGGCCATCAACACGGAAGGCGACGTGATGTTGTGCGATTGGTCGCAATACATCATTGGCGATCGCAAGCAAATTGAAATTGCTTACTCGCCACACGCCGCCTTCAAGAAAAATCAGGGTGCATGGCGGATTGTCAGCCGCATTGACGGCCAACCGTGGATGCGTGCCCCGATGACGCTCTCCGACACGACCAGCACCGTTTCCCCATTCGTCACTCTGGCCGCAGGATAAAACAAATGAACTCATTACTCCTCGAAAGGCTCCAGATCGCCGCGGGCTTCCTCCCCGTCGATCTCCAGACCGCGACAACGGGACTTCGGACCGGCGATTGGGTGTCAATGCGACACTATGGTCAGATCCTGATCCTGCTTTTCAAGGATCAGGGCACCGCCGGAGACGACGTCACCCTGACCATTCAACAGGCAACAAGTGCATCGGGGGGTAGTGCGAAGGGTCTGGACTTTACCACTCTCCATTCCAAACTGGCCACCGATCTGTTCACTGTCGGACAATGGACGAAGAACACGCAATCCGCTGGGAGCACTTTCACCAGCGATGACTCCGGTGAGAATGAGTTGATGTGGGCGGTTGAGTTTGACGCGAGTGAACTGGATGTGGCTGGTGGATTCACGTTTGTGCGTGGATCGGTGAACGACGTGGGGACAAACGCCCAACTCGGCTGCATGATCTACATTCTCGGCAACCCACGGTACGCCGAAGCACCAACATCAAACCCCTCAGTGCTCGTATAAATGGCAGACCTCATCGATCTTGCCCGCGCGAAACAGTGCATCGACTGGGATGCCTCGTTTTCGGCGGGTGAAGACGCCACACTCGAAAACCTGATTGATGGAGTCTCCGAGGCGATCGAGCGGTTTTGCCGCCGCACGTTCGCTTCGACTGCCTTCGACGAAACGTACAACGGATGGAACAGTGAACGGTTGATTCTTCGTCAGTATCCCGTCATCAGCGTGCAGCGGATCGCGTCCAACCCTCTGCCCGTCCTCCACATCGAAAACACGTCCACCAGTAACCAGCGTGCCACGGTTGCGACAACAAACGCCGGT